TATAAAATCAGATGAAAGACGTTCTACAAAGTTGATTAAAGAAGTCAATACAATACTAGATGATAATGATATACGGATGATAACTACTCAAGCTACTTCATATGATTTAAAATCAATGGTTTCTCATTTAGATGCAACACACGCTGCAGCAATGGCAGTTTGCAGTAGATTGGGTATACCGTATCAAAGAGTTTTAAGAGGAAAATTTAAATAATAAATATAGAAATTAAGATGGATAAAAAAAATTTTGTAATAATAGACGATTCTGATCATAGAAAAAAAACTATACAAAAACTAAAAGAAACATTCAAAGGTGATTCAGTTAAAATTGATGATAACGAATCTGGTGATAAAAACACATATGTTGTTCCACCAACGGATTACACATTTGCTAAATTTAGTCCATCTGTTGTTACTGTTGATATTGGCATTCCCATAATAAGTGAAGTTGGTGGAAAACAAGTACAACAAGGTTTTATGTTACATGACATACCTGGTTGGAAACAAAGAAATTTTATATGGTCTTTTGCTAACCTAACTTTATACGAACCATCAGGAAAGGCAACCGGAGTATTTGTAAGAAATGGCAGGATAACAAATCCAGATACCGGATATCCATATTATACGATGATAAGTGAAAAAACAGGTAACGGATTTAATAGTTATGTTGTTATGGCAATAATGAAAAACAATACAATACGGATTTATGAAACTAACAAGGAATCTACTGCAGAACAACAGGTATTAAAAGATTTGGGGAATATAAAATATGCGTTTTCAGGAACTGATGTGTTAATACGAAATGGTGGTAAAACGGAATCATCTGCAATACGAAAATTGAAAAAGGATGAAAATAGACCAAAAACATCTATTGGTTTTGATGATACAAATAATTTATTTGTTGCTGTAACAACCTCAAAAACACCGCAAGATTGGATTAGGTGGGGAAACACATTAAAAAAATTAAGTCCAAGAGCAACATGGATTTCTATGGATGGTGGTGGATCTTCTACTATGGTCATAAAAGGAGTTCCAAGACAAGTTGCAGAAGGTAAGACTGGTAGGAAAATTGCAACAATTATTGGTTGGTATGATGTATAAAAAATATTACAGATATTTATGCATATGAATCAATGCACAGAAAATATCGTTAGAGAAATCATCAGAGAATACTTTCGTTCAGTTTTGATTGAAGGCAAAAAACCCAGTGGTGGATTAACCGGTTGGTTTAGAGAAAAATGGGTAGATATTTCTCGTAAGAAAAAAAGTGGTGGTCATCCCCCATGTGGCGCTTCTGCTGGTAGTAAAGCCAGAAAGGGTGGTAAGAGAGCATATCCAAAATGTGTTCCGGCATCCAAAGCCGCTTCAATGTCATCAAAACAAAAAAGAAGTGCCGTAACACGAAAGAGAAAAAAAGGTGCTACCGGTCGTGGTAGAGCAAAAATGGTTTCAACGTATACAAAGGATTAAAAATGGAAAATGTTTTGGAAAAAAGAATTGGCAACTACATAAAAATTTTTGCCATTTCTGTATTTGCAATACTTTTTGTTTATGTAGTTTATGACAACAATCGTTCAAAAGAACAAATGAAGTCTTCAACAAAAACAAAAGATAGTTTGGAGGCATTGATAAACAAATATCAATATGATTATATTGAATTGAAAAAACGTGCGGACATAATGGATTCTATATTGAATGTAAAAAAAGATAATCTAGAAGATGTTAAAAAATCTTTCAATAAAAAAAGAAAACCTATCATAAAAAATTCAAATGATGCAATTAAGTATATCAACAAATTTTTAAGTGAGTGATTATGAAATATGTTTTTGCTTTAATATTTTTGACCTCAAATTTGTTTGCTACAGAGAAAGATTCAGTTTACTGTTTCAATAAAACGGAAATAACTTTACTGGCAAATAAAATTCAACTAATTAGAGATTCAGTTGATTATTTAAAAACGGTGGTTGATGCACAAGATACTGTAATAGACTTATATCAATCTCGGTCTGATATGTTTCTCAAACAACTAAGAAACCGTGATCAAGTTATTGATGCTTGTCAAAAAAGAAGCAAAGAACTTGAAAAGATAAATGAAGAATTACAACCACGTTGGTATGATAATAAATTTCTGTGGTTCTTAACCGGAGCCGCTTCCGTCTTAGGAATAGTGTTGGTAGTTCAATGAGTCAATCGAATAAAAATCTTAAAGACATAATCAAAGAGGAATTTGCTAAGTGTGCAAGTAATCCTGTATATTTTATGAAAAGGTATGCAAAGATTCAACACCCAACTCGTGGCAAAATACTATTTGAATTATATCCATTCCAAGAAGATGTTGTAAAAGAATTTAACAATAATCGATGGAATATAGTTCTTAAATCTCGTCAGTTGGGTATATCCACACTTATTGCTGGTTATTCTCTTTGGTTGATGTTATTTAATCAAGATAAAAACATTCTTGTTATTGCAACGAAACAGGAGACTGCGAAGAACTTGGTTACAAAAGTTCGTGTTATGTATGACAATCTTCCAAGTTGGTTAAAGACCGGCGTTCAAGAAGATAATAAATTGTCACTTCGTTTTAGGAATGGTTCACAAATTAAAGCCGTTTCTGCTGCCGCTGACTCTGCTCGTTCTGAGGCACTTTCACTTCTGATTATAGATGAGGCCGCTTTTATTGATGACATAGATAAAATATGGGCATCTGCACAACAAACACTTGCAACTGGTGGTACGGCAATTATCAATTCTACACCAAATGGTGTTGGTAACTTTTACCATAAACAATGGGTAAAAGCAACACTAAAAGAAAGTGCATTCAATCCAATAGAATTATTATGGCAAGTCCATCCAGACCGTGATCAATCGTGGAGAGACGAACAAGATGCTCTTCTCGGACCAGATTTGGCAAAACAAGAATGTGATGGAAACTTTCTTGCATCCGGTCGTTCTGTGATTGATGGTGAATTAGTTCAATGGTATAGAGAAACTTATGTTTGTGAACCGAAAGAAAAACGTGGTGCAGAGGATGCCTATTGGATATGGGAATACCCAGATCCTTCAAAAACTTACATTGTTGTAGCCGATGTTGCTCGTGGTGATGGTAATGATAATTCAGCATTTCATGTCATTGATATAGATAATTTAGAACAAGTTGCGGAATATCGTGGAAAACTTGATACAAAATCATACGGTAATATGTTAGTATCAGTTGCAACGGAATATAATGATGCAATGCTTGTTATTGAAAATGCTAATGTTGGTTGGGCAGTAATTCAACAAGTAATAGACAGAGGTTATCCGAATCTGTATTATACATATAAAGAAGATGGATATGTTGATCCATCAATTCAAATACCAAAAGGTTATGACTTAAAAGATAAATCGCAAATGGTTCCTGGATTTACAACAAGTGCAAAAACAAGACCATTACTGATTTCCAAATTAGAAACATATTTTCGTGAAAGAACCCCTATTGTAAAATCCGCTAGATTGACCGAAGAACTTCTTGTATTTGTTTGGAATGGTTCAAAGGCAGAAGCACAAAATGGATATAACGATGATTTGGTTATGTCATTTTCAATCGGTTTATGGGTTAGAGATACTGCAATAAAACTTCGTCAAGAGGGACTGATGAAGACAAGAATGAGTTTGGATTATATGGGAAAGGCATCCGTTCCACATAAAACATCCTATCAATATGGGGATGATAATAATGGGTGGAGTATGAATGTAAATGGTCAAAATGAAGATTTAACTTGGTTAATAAAATAAGGTTTGTAATTTTTCCTACATATTTATATTAAGTTTATATTATAGAAAATAGGTGACAAATGGCTCAAAAAAAATCATTATTTGATAGATTAAAAACACTTTTTTCAACCAATGTTGTTGTTCGTAATGTTGGTGGTAAGAAACTAAAAGTTGTTGATACTGCTCGTTATCAAGCCGATGGAAACCCTCATACATCAAAAGTTATTGATAGATATGGTAGATTGCATGGATCTCGTGGAACCCCAATATCAGTATACAATCAATATAACTCATTCTCAGCAACAAAAATTGACCTTTATACAGATTATGAAGCGATGGACACTGATGCAATTATTTCATCGGCTCTTGACATTTATTCGGATGAAAGTACATTAAAAAATGATCAAGGCGATGTTCTTACCATAAAGACAGACAATGATAACATCCGAAAGATACTTCGTAATCTTTTTTATGATGTTCTTAATATAGAATATAATCTTTGGCCATGGATTCGTAATCTTTGTAAATATGGTGACTTTTATCTTTATCTTGATGTTAAAGATGAATTGGGTGTTACTAATGTTGTTCCGTTTTCACCATACGAAATGCAAAGAGACGAAGGAACTGATCCAGAACATATCTATATGACAAAATTTGTTTACGAAGGACCTCTCGGTAAAGGTGAATTTCAGAACTATGAAATAGCACACTTCCGTCTTCTTGGTGATACCAACTTTTTACCATATGGTAAATCTATGTTAGAAGGTGCTCGTAAACTTTACAAACAACTTATTCTTATGGAAGATGCTATGTTGATACATCGTATTATGCGTGCACCTGAAAAAAGGATATTCAAAGTTGATATTGGTAACATTCCACCTGCAGAAGTAGACCAATATATGAACAATCTTATGAACCGAATGAAAAAGACACCTGTTATCAATGAACAAACTGGTGACTATAATCTTCGTTTCAATATGCAAAATCTTTTGGAAGACTTTTATCTTCCAGTTCGAGGTGGACAGTCTGGTACTTCTATTGAAACTCTTTCCGGTTTACAATACGATTCAATTCAAGATATTGAGTATTTACGTTCAAAAATATTTGCAGCCCTTAAAGTTCCAAAACCATATTTGGGCTATGACGAAAGAGTTGAAGGTAAGGCAACACTTGCTGCTCTTGATATTCGTTTTGCTAGAACGATAGAAAGAATACAAAGAATTGTTGTTTCCGAATTAACAAAAATTGCTATAGTTCATCTTTATTCACAAGGTTATGAAAATGCTGACCTTGTTAATTTTGAACTTGGTTTGACTGGTCCGTCTATTATCTACGAACAAGAAAAAGTTGCTCTTATGAAAGAAAGAGTGGATTTGGCTGGAACACTAATTGAGAAAAAACTATTTTCATTGAAGTATATTTATTCAAATATATTCAATTTATCAGAAGACGAAGCTGAATTTGAAAAGAATGAAGTTCTTGAAGATATTAAACATGCATTCCGTCAGAAACAAATTGAAAATGAAGGAAATGATCCTGCTGTAACAAAAGAATCTTTCGGAACTCCTCACGATATTGCAAGTATGCAAGTTCGTGGTGGTGCTAAAGTAATAAATGATGTAGAAGTTCCAGAAGGTGGTTGGCCAGGTGCAGGTAGACCTGCTAAAAACTTAAATTATGGAACAGATAAAAGTCCATTTGGACGTGATCCTATTGGAATGAAAGATGTTGGTAATACATTAAAGGTAAATAATTCACCAAAGGTTAATAGTAAAGGTGGTTCACCACTATCCCTTGAAAATAAAGATGTTGAAAAATTGATAGATAGTATGTCTGGTATTAAAATTAAAACGAAGAAAATAATATCAGAAAGTCTTAAACCGTCTAATATACAAGAAAATGAACCAAATTTACTTGATGAAAACAATTTATTAGATGAATTGTAATTTTTTCTATATTTATTCTATGAAAGTGCACACAAACAGGTATAAGGAAAAATGAAGAAAATAAAACATTCAAAGTTCAAAAATACTGCAATGTTGTTCGAGTTATTAACAAGACAGATAACATCGGACATCATTTCTTCAAATGAATCGGTAGCAATACAGATACTAAAAAAATTTTTTAATAAGAACACAGAACTTATTAAAGAGTATAGACTGTATAAAACTCTTTCCGATGAAAGATTTAAGTCTGACACTAAAGCAAATATGCTTATTGAGGCCGCATTAAAAGCCCGTAGAGGGTTGAATAAAAATAAATTGCAAAACGAAAAATATGAATTGATTAAAACTATCAAAGAAAATTTTGAAATCGATTCTTTTTTTCAAACAAAAGTTAATAACTACAAATTATTAGCATCAATATACAAGATTTTTGAATATAATGAAATAGAAAATCCTGTTGAAATTACAAAATCAAGGATAACCATTCTTGAAAATATAGCATCAAAAACAAAAAATTCCGCAATAACAGAGACCATTGATATTGCTAATGAGCCAAAAGAAGTTCGTTTATTGGCATACAAGTATTTAGTTGAAAAATTCAACACAAAATATAGTAACCTTTCTGAATCACAAAAGGTGTTGTTGCGAGAGTATATTGAAAATGTGAGTAATACCAATAATTTAAAGTCTCTTGTTCAAACAGAGGCGGTAACTATAAAAAGATTGTTTACAAAAAACATGCATAGAGTGAAAGATAAATCTTTGAAGATAAAATTACAAGAGATTGTAAACCTTTTAGAAGAATATCAGAATGTAAAAAAGATAGAAGAAAATCATATTTCAGCACTTCTTCGTTATTATAGTGTAATAGAAGATTTATCGTGGAGTAAATAATGTCAGTTAATGAAATACACCCATATAATTTTCCTGCATCACAGGCAAATGATTTTGAAAGAAACGGTCATCCTGGAAGATTCTTACAATCAATAACTTGTGGAATTGGAATAACAACATTTACTGGATCTAATTTTGGTGCGGGTGGCATAATTGTACCAAATGGAACATCAGGAACTGCTTCATTGTCTTTGGGTGGTGAAATCCCACTTGCTGCTATTGGTAGTAGTTCACCATCTATACACGAGTTATCATTGAAAAGTGTAAAGGTAGATAGTGGAACCGTATATGTTCTAATTCGCAATCAAATGGTTAGGTAATATATGTCAGTTGAATCTTTCATAAAAAAACTTAAAGAGTCAGAAGAATATCGTGAGTTTGTAGAAGAACTTACATTGGATGAAATGAGCACAACTGCTTCTGTTCCTGGATATCAAACTCCAAATGCATTTGCTCCAAGTGAAGACGATTTTGAAAAACATTCAAAAGAAAGTGCAGAGACTATGGGGTATACGGTTGTTCCTAAAAAATCAAAAAGAAATTACGAGTCGATTTACAAACAAGCAATGGGTGTAATCAACGAAGGAACATACAAAGAATTTCGTGGAGACGAAACTCGGAGTAGTAATAGAAAAATAAATGATTCTATCAAAAATATAAATAAAACAATCTATGAAGTTGAACGAGTTGTTGAACATGCACTCAAATTAAAAACTGAAATGAATGTTGATCAAAGAACTCTTTGGGGTGAATCAATGAACAGATTGAGAAAAATATCCGAAAGAATAAACAGAATTACAAAAAAAATAAACGAATTAGGCTCCTC